TTTCGGAAGCAATTGCACAATTTCAGTCTTCTGCCTATAAAGAACTTTTGCCATCGGGTGGGCCTGTCACAACACGAGTAGTGGGTAAAGTTACTCCCGAAAGGCAGGAACAGGCTACCCGTGTTAAAGATTTTATGAACTATCAGATCACAGAGGTCATGCAGGAGTATGACCCTGAGCTTGATCAGATGTTGTTTTATCTTCCTTTGTCCGGTTCAGCCTTTAAGAAAATATACTATGATGAGGCTTTAGGACGAGCAGTTTCAAAATTTATTACTTCAGAAGATCTTGTTGTTCCTTATGAGACAACAGCTCTTCAGTCAGCAAATCGAATTACGCATATGATTCGTCAGAATACGAATGATGTTCGTAAACTACAGCAAAGCGGGTTCTATAGAGACATTGAGCTAATGCCCTCTCCAGACCCACAGACTGCTGTCACTGAAAAAGTAGACGAGCTAGAAGGAACAAGGCCCACTAGCTATAGTTCTTCTGACGTTATGACTTTGCTAGAGTGTCATATTAATTTAGATTTACCAGGATTTGAAGACTTAGATGAGGGCGGAGAGCCTACAGGAATACAGCTTCCTTATATTGTAACTATGGAAGAAGGGTGCTCTGAAGTTCTTTCTATCCGTAGAAACTGGGAAGAAGACGACGCTCTCAAAAATAAAAAGCAATATTTTGTACATTATAAGTTCCTTCCTGGGTTAGGATTCTACGGGTTTGGCTTGATCCATATGATTGGAGGCCTGAGCAAATCAGCCACCAGTCTTTTACGACAGTTGATTGATGCAGGAACTTTGGCAAATCTACCCGCAGGATTTAAGGCCCGAGGGTTGCGAGTCCGAAATGACGATGAACCTTTGCAGCCAGGAGAATGGCGAGATGTTGATGCGCCCGGAGGCGCACTCCGCGATTCTCTATTACCGTTACCGTATAAGGAGCCTTCAGGGACTCTACTTAACCTTTTAGGAGTACTTGTTGACTCAGGGCGAAGGTTCGCCGCGATCACTGAAATGCAAACAGGCGACATGAACGAAGCAATGCCTGTAGGAACTACAGTAGCGTTGTTAGAAAAAGGCATGCAGGTCATGTCTGCTATTCATAAGCGCCTTCACTATTCTCAAAAGATAGAGTTTCGGTTGTTAGCTGAGACTTTTTCAGAGTACCTTCCGCAGCAATATCCTTTCGAGGTGGTTGGGGGAGAAAGAATGGTTAAGGTCACAGATTTCAGTGACCAGATAGATGTCCTCCCCCATAGTGACCCTAACATATTCAGTATGGCACAAAGGGTTATGATGGCGCAAACACAGTTGCAGTTAGCAACTTCTGCACCTCAGATCCATAATCTGGAAGAAGCCTACACTCGTATGTATCAAGCACTGGGTGTTCAGAATATTCAAGATTTGTTACCTCCTTCTGATCCGGAACATTCAAAAGACCCTGCTTCTGAGAATGCGGATGCTCTTATTACCCGACCGTTGAGGGCATTTATTCATCAGGACCATCAGGCTCATATCGCAACGCACATGGCTTTTATGCAGAATCCTATTTTTGCGAATAACCAAGAAGCCATGCTTGTTCTACAAAGTCATATTCAAGAACATTTTGCAATGGGATATCGACAACAGGTAGAGCAAATGATAGGAAGAGAGCTGCCTACAGAAGATGAGCAGGTTTCTCCTGAACTTGAAAATCAAATTGCTCAGGCGGCTGCACAGGCTACTCAACAGATTAGTGCTCAGGCCCAAGAATTTGCTCAGCAGCAAGAAGAGGGCGGAATAGACCCACTTGTTCAGATTCGTATGCAAGAGTTGGCTTTGAAAGAACGGGACATGCAGCGTAAGGAAGCAGAAGCCCAATCGAGGCTTGCTTTTGATATGCAAAAAGAGCAAGTAAAAACTACTTTAGAAGAAACTAAGATACAACAAGATGCTGCACAAGCAGCCGAAAGAATTTCGGTGCAACGAGATAAACTACGGGTGCAGTGATGATATCTGGGCTTACTTTTTCGACTGGTGAAATGACGATTGTAAGTCTTGTTGTGATGATTTTGATTTTGTTGTGTCGTAAAAAATGAGTATAAACTGCAAATGATTGGTTTAGTTAGCGCCATTCTCCCTAGTGTTATGGAAGTTGCAGGACGGTTTCTGCCTGAAGACAAAGAAGCACGAGCAAAAGCAGAGCGCGACCTTGAGGCACAGCTTGCAACTCATCTTGCTAAAATAGACCTGGCTCAGTTAGATATCAATAAAACTGAAGCCGCCCATCGTAGTATTTTTGTAGCAGGGTGGCGTCCGTTTATTGGTTGGACTTGTGGACTTGCGTTGTGCTATACTTATGTTTTACAACCTATTCTTGTATTTGCGATGGCGCATATGGATCTTTTAATAGACTTGCCACAGATGGAACTAGGAGAAATGATGCCAGTTCTTATGGGCATGCTTGGACTTGGCGGGTTAAGGACTTTTGAGAAATTTAAAGGAGTTTCGAAATGAAGACAGCAACCAGTAAAAACGGCATCACAGAAGTTTTATCCACCCCTATTGTTTACCAAACTAAACTATTCAAAGCTGATGGCATGAGTGTCTTGGCCCCAGAGCCTATGGAAGTAGGTCCGGAAGTTAATGCCAGAACTTTCAACCCTGAGCACAAAGGGGGTAATCGGAAAAAAGCAAGAGGTGGAGGAGCAGCTACTAAAGGGCTGGCTTTTCAAGGCGTTCGTTAATGGATGGCGTCTGGGTTTGTGATCGGATAATGAAGACTATTCGAGAGCGAGAACAACAAATCTCACAAATGTTACTTAATAACGAGCTGTCAGACATGGCTCAGTATAGAAATCTAATGGGGGAAATAACAGCACTTGGATTAGTAGGCCAAGAAATTTCAGAAATTCTAGAGAAAGGAATGCTACCAGATGACTACGGGACTCTTGTTACCGGAACGTTTGGCGAAACAGAAAGTAGCTGAGCAATCAAAGAAAGAACATAATAAGCTACCACAACCCACAGGTTGGCGGATTCTTATTATGCCGTATGATCCTCCTACAAAAACTAAAGGAGGTATTGAACTCCCCGATAGTGTACATGAAAGAGAGCGCGTTGCTACTGTAGCGGGGCTTGTGTTAAAAATAGGACCGTTAGCTTACAAAGATAAAAGTAAGTTTGGAAACCCCAATGATTCCTATGAGAATTGGGCACCTTGGTGTAAAGAAAAAGATTGGGTGTTGTTTTCTAAATATGCCGGATCTCGTTTTAAAATAGAAGGAGGAGAGCTACGTATCCTTAATGATGATGAAATATTAGGGGTTATTGATGACCCTTCGAATTTAGTTCATACATAGGACTTTACTTTTTTCAAAAGTGGTTTTACTGTAGAACAGATCATGGAGAAGACCATGCCAGAAGCAGACGAAAAGTTAGTAGAACTGGATCAAGAAGACGCAGTTGAAGTGTCTCTTGAACAAGAATCTCCTGCAGAAGAATATTCTGCAGAAGAATATTCTGCAGCTGAATCAACAGCAGAAACAGAGTATGCAGATATTGATGGAGACATCTCTGAGGAAGAGTTGGCTTCATACAGCACAGGTGTTCGTAAGCGTATCGATAAGCTAACCGCTAAGTACAGAGAATCTGAACGCCGCGAGCAAGCTGCTCTACAGTATGCAAAAGGTATTATCGCTGAAAAAGAGGAATTGCAAAAAACTGCAAATGCCTGGTCTGCTAATGCAAATCAACAATATGCAGGGCGTATTGACGGTGATCTAGAAACTGCTAAGAAACGATATGTTCAAGCATATGAGAGCGGTGATCCAGATGAGCTAGTCGCAGCAACAACTGACCTTTCAAAGTTGACGGTTGAAAGTGCTGCTCTTAAAAACGAGATAACTGCGCTTCGTCCTCAGCAGCCTACGCTGCAGCAACAAACTCCTGCTACCATGCCACCACCAGACCCCCAATCACAGGCTTGGGCGAGTAAAAATGAGTGGTTTGGTACGGATGAACCGATGACGTATACAGCTTTTGCTATACATAAGAATTTGTTGGAGACGGGATACGATCCCTCTTCACAAGCATACTACGATGCAATCGATCGTAGAATTCGAGAAGAATTTCCTCATAAGTTTCAGGAAGTTCAACCAGCCACAAACGGACGCAATGCTCCAGTCCAGAGAGTTGCATCTGCTAATCGTGCTGCAAAAACCAATGGACGCGGAACTGTTAAACTCACTCCTAGCCAAGTTGCAATCGCAAAGAAACTAGGTGTGCCTCTTGAAGATTACGCGAGACAGGTAAAGGAGATCAATGCAAATGTCTGATTCTATTGATAAAACATCTCGCGCTGCCACAACTCGGCAAAAATCTGAACGTCCTACAAGTTGGCGACCGCCTTCTTTATTGGATGCTCCTCCAGCACCTGATGGTTTTGTTCATCGTTGGATTCGTTCTGAAATGTTGGGACAAGACGACAAGCCCAATTTTACAAAACGTCTTCGCGAAGGATACGAACCTGTCAGGGCAGATGAGTACCCTAATTTTGAATGTGCGGTTATTGACGAAGGTAGGTACAAAGGGGTGATTGGAGTTGGTGGACTAATCCTAGCTCGACTTCCAGAAGAAGTTGCTGAATCACGCAAAGAGTATTTTGCGCAAAAAACATCGCAACAGATGGTTGCGGTGGATAATGATCTCATGCGAGAGCAGCACCCTTCGATGCCGATTTCACGAGAAAGAAGCAGCAGGGTGTCCTTTGGTGGAAATTCTAACGAGTAGATGATCTACTCAGGAGTAAACTATGGCGAACATTAATGGAAGTTTTGGACTTCGCCCCATTGCTAAAGTGGGTCAGAATTCCAATTCCATGGGTGTTTCAGGCTATACTTCCTATGAAATTGCCAATGGCAATAGTAACGCTATTTATCAAGGCACCCCAGTTATTCCGTTAGCTACGGGATATATTGATGTTGTGGGCGCTGCGGCTGGTGGCACTGTTGGCCTTCTTGGTTCTTTCCAAGGTTGTAAATATGTCTCAAGCACCACGGGGAAACCCACATGGAGCAATTATTGGCCTGGATCGGGAGCAGATAGTAATCATCCCGTAGAGGCTTTTGTAGCAGATGATCCAATGCAGCTCTTTGCAATTGCAACGAATGCAACTTGGACCAGTAAAGCTACAGCTCGAGCTGCAGTTTTTGCAAATGCTAATTTTGCAACAGGTACCAGCGGTAGTACTACTACTGGTATGTCTTCCGCAACTCTAGCGGTTAGCACCATCAATACTACAAATACCCTTAACCTCCGAATAATGGGTTGGGTAGATGATCCAGCAAATGCAGACTTCACTGCTGCTGGTGTTGGTGCTATCGTTCGGTTGAACAACCACTTCAATAGTGCTAATGGTGCTATTGCTGGTGGTACTGTTTCAACCACTGGCGTATAGGAGGATTGAGAAATGGCTATTTCACGAGCACAACTCGTCAAAGAACTAGAGCCTGGACTCAATGCCCTCTTCGGTCTTGAGTACGCTCGCTATGAAAACGAACACGCAGAAATCTTCACAACTGAATCTTCAGATCGTGCATTTGAAGAGGAAGTGATGCTTGCCGGATTTGGCTCCGCCCCCACTAAAAGCGAGGGTTCCGCCGTTCAATTCGACAACGCAGCAGAAGTGTATACTGCGCGTTATACTAATGAGACGATTGCTTTGGCATTCGCTCTCACTGAAGAAGCGATTGAAGATAATCTCTATGATCGCCTTTCTTCGCGGTATACACGTGCTCTTGCGCGTTCAATGGCTCACACTAAACAAGTCAAAGCGGCTTCTGTGCTGAATAATGCATTCGATAGCACATATACGGGCGGTGATGGTCTAGAACTTTGTTCTACGGCCCATACGTTACAGAACGGTAACACGTTCCGGAACGAACCTTCTACTGCTGCTGATTTGAACGAAACGTCTCTTGAGAATGCTCTTATCGATATTTCTGATTTTGTCGATGAGCGTGGACTCAATGTGGCCCTTCGTGGTATGAAGCTAGTTGTTCCAGCAAACCTTCAGTTTGTTGCGGATAGGCTTCTTGAGTCAGATCTGCGTCCTGGCACAGCAGACAATGATGTCAATGCAATCCGTAATATGGGTATGGTTCCGCAAGGATATACAGTAAACCATTTCCTTACGGATACTGACGCTTGGTTTGTTATGACAGACGCGCCAAATGGTTTGAAGCACTTCCAACGAGTTGCCATTCGTACGGCGATGGAAGGTGATTTCGATACAGGTAACGTTCGATACAAAGCTCGCGAGCGTTACAGTTTCGGATGGTCCGATCCTCGTGGTATTTACGGTTCTCCGGGTGCGTAGTATAGTGGGGGGAGGGGAAACTCTCCCCTCTACTTTTCTGGGATAATTTAGCCCTAGCGACTGACCCAGCAGACGCTTACAAAGACTCTAGGGCAAAACCTTTGTA